TAAAGATCAGGATGGGAGAATGGCGACCAAACAAGTGTTTGAGCGTAATTCAAAAACAACTTTTGGCAAAGATTCTTAGGAGTCTTTAATAATTAATTTAATATAAGGAGACAATTATGTCGTCAAGTGCAACTCCTCACGGAGCTAGACCTGTTGGAACAATTGTTGGAAGTCCTTATCAAGGAAAAGTTACACACTACAAAATTAAAAATGCGTATGCTACAAGTATATTCTATGGTGATTTTGTAAAGTGGGGTGACGATAATCCTAATACTACTATCCAAAAGGATACTGGTACTACGGCTTGTACACCTATAGGTGTTTTCCTTGGTTGTGCTTACACAGACCCAACAACTGGTCAATTCACACCAAATCAATATTTCCCAGCTTCAACTGCTGCGGATGATATTGTTGCGTATGTTGCTAGTGACCCTTTCATACTTATGCAGATGCAATCAGATGAAGCTCTTACTATAGATGATCTTGGTAAGAACTGTGCTGTTGTTCAAACTGCTGGTAGTACAGCAATCGGTACAAGTAAAAACGCAGTAGACGGAAGCACAGCAGCTACCACTAATACACTACCATTAAAGATCGTTGACTTTGTTGATGGTCCAGATAGTGCTATAGGTGATAGTTATACTGATGTGCTTGTTATGTTCAACGTAGGGCATCAATTGCTCAACACAACAGGTATTGGTTAAGGAGTACAATTATGGCAGCTATATCAAGAGCTAATGAGCTTAAGCAGCTTCTTCCAGGACTTAATGCCCTGTTTGGAGAGGAATATAATAACTACGAGAACGAGCACGAAGAAATTTATGCAACTGAGAATTCTGAAAGATCATTTGAAGAAGAACTCAAGTTGTCAGGTTTCGGAGCTGCTCCTGTAAAAGATGAAGGTTCAGCTATCAATTATGATACTGCACAAGAGTCTTTTGTAGCTCGTTACACACACGAAACAATAGCTATGGGCTATTCAATCACAGAAGAAGCAATGGAGGATAACCTCTATGTTTCTCTCTCTGGTAGATATACTAAAGCTTTGGCTCGTGCAATGGCTTACACAAAACAAGTGAAAGCAGCGTATCCATTAAATAATGGATTCTCTACTACTTTCTCTTCAGGTGATGGTGTTGCTTTATTTAGCACAGCTCACCCACTTGTAAGTGGTGGAACTAACAGCAACAGACCTTCTTCAGGTGCTGACTTAAATGAAACATCTCTAGAAGATGCTATCATTCAAATCGGTAAATATACTGATGAAAGAGGTCTTAAAATTGCAGCTAGACCAAGAAAACTAATAGTACCATCTGATCTTCAGTTTGTTGCTACTAGACTATTGCAAAGTGACTACAGAGTCGGTACTGCTGACAATGACATCAATGCAATCAAAACTAATGGAGTGATTCCAGAAGGTTACTCAGTTAATCACTATTTAACTGATACTAATGCTTTCTTCATCACTACTGATGTTCCTGATGGCATGAAGCATTTCGTCAGAAGTCCAATGACTACATCTATGGATGGTGACTTTGATACTGGTAATGTTAGATACAAAGCTAGAGAAAGATATTCCTTTGGAGTATCTGATCCACTAGGTATCTTTGGATCACCAGGTAGTTCGTAAGAACTTTAAGGGAGACTCTTCATGGGTCTCCCTTTCTTTTATCTAGGGTTAAATTATTGTTTATCAACTGACCTAGCAGACAAGCCAAGATGATAGACTTTTTCCTTTAGGAGGAAATATGGCGAATACAACTTTTAATGGACCAGTTAGGTCTGAAAATGGTTTTGAAACTATTTCAAAAAATTCTACTACTGGTGCTATAACAATCACTAGTGGTAATAAAATGGCTACAGAAGCTGTTGGAAGTGCTGGTATTGAAGGCACAGCAGCAGTTTATGTTACTCAAGTAGAACGCTTTAAAAGCGATACTGACACAAATGTAAACATTGTTAAGACAACTATTATGATTGACTTAACAGGTTTAAGAGATGGCGGTACAGCAGGTGACATTATCGGTAAAGATGGTGATGGTGTTGCTTACATAGGTAGAGTAACAACAGCTAACCAAGGTACAGTTTTTGGAGTCACAATGACTTGTGTAGAAACTCCTGCTGGCGGTGGCACAGATATAGATTTATATTCTGCTACTGAAGGCACAGGTGTTAATGACACAGCTATAGGTGATTTAACTGAAACCCAAATTATAAATGCAGGTGCAGCTTCAGCAGGAACTATGGTTGCTGGTGGAGATATTGCAGCAGATCAATATCTATATCTAGTAGGTCAAGGTACGGGTCACGCAGCTTACACAGCAGGTCGTTTCTTAATTGAAATTACTGGCTATGATGTAGCATCATAAGGAGTAAATTATGGCTGATGCAGTAACTTCACAAACCATCATAGATGGTGAAAGAAACTGTATTATGAAGTTTACCAATGTCAGCGATGGCACAGGCGAATCCGCAGTAGCTAAAGTAGATGTTTCTGCTTTATCTGCTAACTCAGCAGGTGTATCTTGTTCTGAAGTTAGAGTAATGCGTGTTAGCCATGCCATTGTTGGTATGTCGGTTCAAATGTTTTTAAATGCTACATCTAATGTTCTTTTAATGGAATTAGCAGAAAGTAGTAATGGACATATGGACTTTCAAGACTTTGGTGGACTTCCTAATAATGCAGGTAGCGGTAAAAATGGTGACATTTTATTTACCACAAAAGGTCACAGTTCAGGAGACACTTATTCTATCGTCTTAGAGATGATTAAAGTGTATTCTGATTAATAGGAGCTAATTATGGCTAAAACTAAAGATTATGTAATTTCTGAAACTGGTGAGTTTCCTCCTCAGTATAAAGTTTTACATCTTGATGAAGATGGTATTTATAGACCTGTATTTGGTCCTGATCCTGATTTAGAAGATGCAGAACGCAAATGTGCTGAAATGAATGGAGAAAGGGCTAGAAATGATAAAGGGCAACTTGTTGCTGACGATCCTTCTACTCCTGATGTTAATGAAGCTTATGTTGGTGGTAAAACACCAAACAAAAAAGCCACAAAAAAAACACCAGCTAAGAAAAAAACAACTACTAAGAAAAAGTAGTATCATCTATATTTATAATACTCTGGTAAAACGGAGTATTATATTTATCTAATTGGAGTAATTATGAAAAAATCTAAATATATGGCTGGCGGTGGAGCTAGCAAAAAATCAAAATATATGGCAGGTGGCGGTAAATCTGGTGTTGAAGTTGGCAAAGAACAAAATGTCATGCAATACAAAGATTACGTCAAAAAAATGTTTGGTGGTGGTATGACTGAACCAGCTATGAAAAAGAAAAGAAGTAAAGGCATGGCAGGTGGTGGTAAATCATCTAAAGGCTCGGCTAGAGGTGGTAAGAGCTAAATACAGTTCTAATGACCAAAAGAAAACGAGAAAACCCTATACCCAAAACTACTAAGGGTAAGGGTGCAAACTATCGCTCTACTAAGTCTGGTGCTGGCATGACTAAGAAAGGAGTTGCTGCATATCGCAAAGCAAATCCAGGTTCTAAGTTAAAAACAGCAGTAACAGGTAAAGTAAAAAAAGGAAGTAAGGCTGCAAAACGCAGAAAGTCTTACTGTGCTAGGTCTTTAGGTCAATTAAAAAGAAGTTCTGCTAAAACAAGAAACGATCCTAATTCAAGAATAAGACAGGCTCGTAGAAGATGGAAGTGTTAATACTATGGCTATATCAAGAACTAGCATGAGAAATCAAATACAAAAAACACCTGCATCTAAAAAAAAGGTAAGCAAAACTAAATCTGGTATAACTATAACTAGAATTAAAAAGGATAAATAATGGCAACGAGTGGTACTCATACATTTACTTTAGACATAAGCGATATTATGGAAGAAGCTTATGATATAGCTGGAGTTGAATTACGCTCTGGTTATAGCTATATGAGTGCTAAACGTGCTTTGAATTTAGTTTTTTTAGAGTGGCAAAATAAAGGACTAAATCTTTGGACTGTTGAACAAGGAACAGTAAGCTTAACTTCTGGTACAAATACTTATAGTTTAGATAGTTCAGCTATTGAAGTTATAGATGCTTTTATAAGAACTGATGCAGGTGATGTAAATAAACAATTTGATCAAAGATTAAATAGAATATCTAGAACAGAATACAATCATCAAGCTAATAAACTTAATAAGTCAAAACCAACACAATTTTTTGTAGATAAAAACACAGGCACTTTACAAATTGTATTATGGTCAACACCAGATGATGCAGATACATATACTTTAGTTTACGACTACATACAAAAAATAGAAGATGCAGGAACAATAGCTACTAATAATGCTGATGTGCCAGACAGATATTTACCATGCTTGTCTTATGCTTTAGCGTATTCATTAGCTAGCAAAAATCCAGAGTCT